GCCGTTTTTGTCGCCCTCGGGTATATTTCCCCCGCCTGTGTCGTCCGCGTCGTTTACGGGCGTTTCTGCGCCCTCTGCGGCGGTGTTTATGTTTTCGTTTTCTTTGCTCATGGTAACCTCCGTATAAATATTTTCGGTAAAGAAAATCGGCGGGGTTTATGCCGCCGATTATTTACCTAACGCTTTGCGTACTTCCGCAAGGTAGTCTTTTCCATTGACAAAATAAATAAAATTCATTATGTCAATTTCAAGCACTTTTTCGCCGTCAATGAACGTCGCCCAATAGGTTACGGCGTACTCGCCGCTTGCGTCCGCCGGGGTCGCCGGGGTCACTCCGCCGGGGTTAAACTTTTTAGGCTGACATACAAAAACGTGCTTCATTGCGCGTACAACTTGCTTGCCCGCCGTCGGGTCTTTGTCCTGTAACGCTACGCGCAACTCAATTTGATGGTCGTAAGGCTCTAACAGTTTGTAACTGTCTTTTGTGGGCGTTCTGAAATTGAGCGTAAGGGTCATTGCTTCAACGTGTCCTAATACAACGCCCTCAAACGTCCCGCTTATTCCCGCCCCTTTTACGTCCGTTACAAGCGTTGATACCTCGGGAAGTCCTACCTCCGCCATTCCGTAATATTCCGTCGCGTTTTCGTACACATGAAAGTTAATTACGGATTGATTTACTCTCCCTGACATTATCCTTTACCCCCTTTACTGTAACGCCGCCGTAACATACGACGGGTCATATTCAAGTATAAACTCAATTTCTTGCGCGGGTGAGGGCGGTGTCATAAAGATACGGAATGTTGCTTTGCCGCCCATAAGTCCGGCAAGCGTATTGTCCTCTTCCCTAAATTCAACGCGCCCGCCTAACAAGTGTTCCTCTGCAACAAGCCCGTTGAGCCATATATTTACGCTGTCAATAATGCTTTCAATGAAGCGTTGGCTCATTTTGCGGTCAACTTGATTCCAGTATGTGAGTATAACGGAATTGGCAACCCACCCGAACATACGCGACACGGGTATAAAATAGTCTTTTACGTCCGTGTTGGCGGGGAAGCAAGCCGTGTTGTTGCCCCACAAGACATACCCGCCAATAAAGTTTAAGGCGGTAACAATGCCTTGACTGTTTAGGTAATTGGCTTGCTGTATGTCAAGCGTTACCTCCGTGCCGTCGTCAAGTACGGCGGCGTTTATCTGCAAGAGCTTGTTTGACGGGCTTTCCGACGGTGCGCCATTGTTGCGCGTGTCTGTCCGCCCCATAAGTCCCGCCGCTTGCGTTGACGCATGGAAAACCCGTTCGGCAAATTGGAATTTCGGGAAGCATAAAATTTGTTGCTTGTCGTTGATGTTGTTTGCTTTTTTCCATGCCGGAACGTCCGCAAAATGCTTTACGGCTCTTGTGTCAACGTCAATTATGGCCTTCGCTTCAAATACGCCGTTGATTGAATATCCCTTTGCGGTCATAATGGCGGCAACCTCGGGGTCGTGTGAATATCCCGGACATATAATAAGGTCGGGGACAATGCCGAAGCGCGGGAAAACCTGCTCTGTAAGCTCCAATCCCGTTGTTTGCTTTGTAATGACGTTGAAGCCGCCTATAATATCCGCTTTTGTTACTTGCGTCGGGTCTACCTCGTCAAATCCTATTGACAACTCGGTTACGCCCGCGGGGATTGAGCCGCCCTCTAAAATTTCAAGCACAAGGGTATTGTTATCGTAAAATAATTCAAAGTCTTTGCCCCGCTCGTAACTTTGAACGGTTACGCTCTCCGCTATGGCTTCAAGCGGTAATATTACTTGCCTGTCAACCACGGGGAACATTTTAGCCGCCATTGTTTTTTTGTGTTTCGCGGGGTCAAGTACATTCACGAAAAACACGGGCGCGGTTGTGTATAGCCTGTAATGGCTGTACATAACTTCGCAAAGGCTGTATTTTTTCCAATCGTCCGCATAGCCCAACGCCGTTACCGCGTCGGCGTTGTTAATCCCCATTATCGGGACATTTACGCCGCTAAATACAAACTGTCCGCCGCCCTCGGGCTTTACGCCGCCCAACATTTGAACGGGGGCTGTTCCTACGGCAAACGTAACGCCGCTTGCCGCCACAACGGGCGTTGATATGCTCGTTCTAACTTGCCGCGCTCTAACTCCATGAAAAAATTGTGACATTATTCTTTCTCTCCTTTCGCTTTAATGGTTTCGGCAACCTCTTGACAATATTTGTACAAGAGATTTCCGCTTTTTTGCGCTTTTTCGCGGGATTCCGCAAGCCGCTCCGCCGGGACAATGAGCTTTTCAACGCCGGGGTATTCCGCAATGGTTTCTTTGTAATACTCCGTTATTTCCGCGTATGTCCCTATCAAAACCTTGTAACTTTGCAACTTGCCTTGTGGTAACGCCGCGCCGATATAAACAAAGCGCGTCACGCCCTCATACAACGGCTTGTTGGCGGCGGGCGTTTCGCCCGCGGGTGCGGGTTGCGTATTTTCAACAACCGATTCCGCCGGGGCGTTTGTGTCCGTTTCGGACACGTTTCTTGTATTTTTAATCATTAAAAAATTACCTCCCTTTTGACCGCGGGCAACTCCCAAACGGTCATTATTTCGCCAAAAAAATAAGGTTGCGTATCGTCCGGGTAAATGTAGTATTCAAGGGGCTTGCGAAGTAAAAACTGCTCGCCTATAACCCCCACTTTCATAAGAGCGACGCGAATACGGGTTATTACGTTTAATACGTCCATTGCCCCTTCGCTGTCGTTTTCGGAATAGGTAGCGACAATGATTCTTATGTTGCTTATGCTTTCCTCTTCCTCACCCGGCTTGTGTTCGTCTTTGCCCGTCAAGCATTGTAAAACAATGTAGGGGATTCTTTGCGTTTCCGCTTCCTTGTTGGGCAACCGCATTAAATGAACCTCGGCGGCGCGGTGCGTGATTTCCTCTCCGCCGTCCTCGGGTTGTGCTTTCCCGCTCTCGTCCGGCTCGGTTAAGGTTTTGAGCTTAACATGGCGCACGAAAAGTATCATATCTTTTGTGTTTTCCTGTATAAACTCTTTGAGCCTATCAAGTAATATAATCGGTGTCACTTCCTTACCCTCCGTACCCGTTCAAAATGCGGGTTATTTCGGCTTCTGTCCGCTTTTGTATGGTTTCCATTGTCGCGGCTTCCACTTTTTCAAACACAACGGCGTTGCTCGCCATTTCCGGCGTTGACGAACCGTAAAACTGGTCGGTGTTTTTGCCACCTCTTTTGTTTTGCCCTATCATTTCAGAATGTTTTGACCGCCCGCGGCGTTTGTTCATGTACTCGCCGGGTCTACGCTCAAAAATGCCAATATGCCCGCTTTCCATGCGGGCAACAAAGGCATTGTTTAGCGTCGTCATGGGGCTGTCTTTGCGTTGCCGTACTTTTACGGTCGCGCCTTGTTTCGGGTATTGCGGTGTTGCGCCGAAACGTATTAACGGTATTTTCCCGCCGGAATAACTGATAACGCCAATAACGCCGTCGTCAACGGTCTTTGTAACCACGTTTATTGTTGTGTTTTTTCTGTCCCTCACGTCCGCCGCCTTTATGTCGTACACGGTCGTAATGTCTTGCAATGAGGTTGTTTTAGCTGTCGTCGTGGCTCGGGATATAACCCCGTACATTGCCCGCTCAATGCCGCGGGGTACGTCCTGTAACATGGAATGTATACGCGCAAAACTATCTTGAGCGTCAACGTCAACGTGTATCATTCGTCTAAAACCTCCATATCAAGCGTTATATTCCCCGCGTCAAGGCTCGCCCGCTGTATTAGATACTCGGTATTGTCAATGAGAATTTTTGTTTCTTTGCGCGGCAATATTTTGAGGTCGTAAAACGACAAGTACGCGGTTACGACGGTTATAAAAACGCCGTCCGCGTTGTCCCGCATGGTTTGTACCCGGTCTTTGTTGCTGTCGTTGTCAATAACAACCGGGATATTGTACCGCTTGCCGTTGTATTCAACCGCTAATTCGTCCGCGTGTTCTTCGACGTTGAAAAATACGGCGGCAAGGTCGCGTTTTACTTGCTCTTTGAACCCTTTACCCATTTATGACTTCCTCAATAGCCGTTATAACCCTGTCTTTCGTGGTTAATTTTTCGGCGTTTTTAACGCCGTATTCCCCGGCTATCCTTTGCAAGTCTTTAAGGCTCATACTCTTGTCGTATGGCGGGTTGCTCTTGCCGTCGTCCTCGTCGCCGTCGTCGGTGTCCTCGTCGTCATCAACGCGGGCGGCAACGCCTAACGCAATAAGTCTTTCGGCTTCTTTTTCGTCAACCTCAAAAGGCGGGTCTTTTACCGTTTTCGGGTATATAGAGCCGCCGCCGTCTTGCTTAAAGCCATACGTCCCGCGTGTAATCTTGATTTTTACCATTTTTGCGCTCTCCTTTCCTCGCGATTAAGATACTACCTTCGCGGCGTAAATATAGGGGCAATAGTTTTTAGGCGCGGCAAGCGGTCTTGTGCCAAGCCGAAGTTTGCGCGTGTCTTTGTTTTGGTCAACCGCAAGTTTCGGTACGCGCCTGTTCGCATAGGTCGTATAATCCATGTCCCCGTGGTCTATTTGCGTAATTTGCCCGTACATGAGCCGCCCGCACTCGGGGGCTGTTACCATTGCGCTTGTTGCGGGAAAGTACGGGGTATCAACGCCGCTGTCGTCAACATAGCTGTGTACAACGCTCCATAACGTCAACAAGAAGCCGTTAAAATTGAGCGTACCCATGTTTACAACGCCGGGGTAATTTGCCAACGCGGGGTTGATATTCCCTAAATGTATGCGGCTGATGTCAAGCAACTTTTGTACTTTCTCAATGCCA